CTCGATGGGATACCGGGTCTTATAAAACAGACCCGTGATTTGCCTTAGGGCACCGAATGCCTGGCTGGACGCATCACTGCGTTCAATACCATCATCGTCTATTACAAGGGAAACGAGATCTCCGAAAAGTTTCGGTATTCTCGATGCCTCACCGTTATCCCTTAGTCGCTTTTCGAAGCCGGCTAAGGGCGGTATGGCATTTTGGTTCTCCCTCGGTGTAGCAAGCACCTTGTCGAGGTACTTGCCTAGTAGGGGAAGAGTTTTCGTCAAAAACGATAACCCTTCCCTGTCCAGTCGCTCTCTACATGTATGCAGATCGCGGAGTTGTGATGACGGCTTAAGGCCAGAAGCACATGCTACATCAGTGTAGCACGATCGAAGAAGCGAAAATTCCCATGAAAATGGGTAGATTCGCTTAGCTGTTAGTGGATTCCTCATCTTAATGGGGTATATTCCGTCCAACACATCTTACATGATACACCGACCCTACACACTAACGACACATAAATGACACACGCCCAGAGGCGAGTAGCGCGCTCCCTTCGGCCGCTTTCTAGCTCGCTTAGGCGGAGGTGTCACTTTAGCATCCAATAACAAACTGAGGAGACTTACCTATTGCTCCCCAGCCAGAACGGCTGTACCCGCGGTGGAGACCAGGCTCATAACAACCCCAAACATTGTTAGACACAATGCTTGAGTGAAGTGTGCGCCGAATCCTGCACCAATCGGGCGGACGATGGTCATAGTGACCGTCATCAGTCCATCAGCTTTGCCCCCAGTCCCGTTTTCAAGCGGAACTAGGGTGGTGATATCCCGTTCTGTTAGCGAGACGACAGAGCGCCTGGTCGCATTTCGGCGACCAACATTGCGCTCCTGCTGAATGATCAGCAGTTCTCGTGGATATGTGCTTGCGGTCGCATTAACGCGCCGCAGAGTGCCGCCTGTCGGGAGATCCCGGAGTTTGACATATGTCGTTGCTCCTTCAGCTCCCGGCAATGTAATCGCTGCGTTTGACGTCAGCGACAAGTCAGGTGTCATAGTGTGTTGCTTGGTTGTGGCCGTTAAATTGGCCTGTTAGTTCTTCAATGACTGTCCCAGTGCGTTGCTCCCAGTAGGGGAACGAGGCTACGGACACCGTCTCTCTTAATTGAGACTGCATCAATAGTAAAGTCCCTTAAACACGGGGTAAGAGGCGAAGATACCTCTTTCTTGCGTCTTTGAGCGGCTTGATCTTAGTGACTAATAAGCTGCCGGCTAAGGCAGCTTTTCGTGTCGTAAGACTAGTGTTCGCGTTATAGTGAGAAACGTCAGGGTTAGCGACCCTCCTCACATAATAGCGATCCGTACCCCTCCAAACCTGCCTAGGCTGGAAGTCCTCATCTAAAAGAGGAGGATAGACACCTGGATCCAATGAAGGATCGTCGATGGTTTGGTAAACGGATGCAGTGCTCTCTTTGTGCCACGTAAGTGAGTGGCAGAACTCGAGAACACGAGTGTCAATAGGATAAGTATCCTTAGCAAAATTGCGAAGGAAACCTGAAACGTCGACTACCCAGTCGACAAGAAAAGAATACGGGATCGCGTTCCAGATAATTGAAGGGTCAAGATTGACTCCCAACGTCTGAAGAAACGCGCGTATCTTCTCCTCAAGCTTATCCAGCTCCGGCATATAATATATGTAACGGAGTGTAGCGTGATATGTGGGCCTGAGAATCCATTGACAAGACAGCTTGACCTGTTTCTCGTCATCTCTCCCAATATATCCACCCAAGAGTTCGTTGTAAAAGTTGAAGCTAGATAGCGACAACCCTTCAACAATAAGCTCTTCCATATAGCCTCGAGGACGAAACTTTCCGTTCTCGTATGGTAGAACCCGTTTGTAATGACGGGTCTGAGGTGTTCCTGCAAACTGCTTGAGTTTCTTCAACCTATCCATCAGGGTTTTTAGACCCTGGTAGGTGCTGGCCACATCCGCTATAAGCGGATTAATGCCAAAAGCAGTTAACAAGTGGGCCTGCGCAAAACGCAAGGCCGTATCGATCACCCACGCCTTCCTCGTCTTCGGCGACAATTTTAGCAACTTAAGATTGAGCTTCGACTTCCAGATCCGCTTCGCAGCGGCCCTTGGGTCTAAATGCTTAATCTCATGTGCTTCGATTGCGAAGTTGACTAATGAAACGGCGGTGGAGATTTCAGGCATCATGAATGCCATTGACTGCGAAGCCAATGCATCCATATCATAGTCTGGTATCTCCAGGAGATCTCTAGCTTGTTGCGGCATCCAACTACCAACACGACAGGTGTGTTGAAGTCATTGAGACATCGCGAAAGCGACAGGGCCACGGCTGAGTATCAAACTCATTCGTAGCAAGCACGTGTTCAGCTTCTTTGAAATGCCCTTGGTTTAGTCCTTCCAGACGTTTTATGGTCTGGTTATATCGGATTTCAACATCGGGGTAATCATCGAAGGTCTCAAGCACGTCTGGCACCGGGTTAGGCCAAAGGAGGTCATCCAGATTTATCTGGTTCTCCGACTGGCGTACGTAAGGTGTTGTGTCCTTATTCCAAGAGAAATCTCTTAAAGTTCGAACACGACCAGCTGTATTTCGATTTCGAGTACG